GCAGCAACCTCAACCAACGGTACCCCTGGCATCGTAGTCCAACAAAGCTGGGCAAACAGGCGCCCAGGCTTGAGCACCATGGCAGGCCCGTACATCGTCCAAAACCACACTCTGGCGCAAAAATCGCCAACCGGCTCAGTGACAACCCGCTGAGCAGCCTCCTTGGTGTACACAAATCCAACTGACTGTGCTTTCACAAGAAAGGCTTCAAAATCGGCAGCCCCCCGCATGCTGCATAAAATAACCGCGAAATTACACATCCCATTCCGCAGTGTCGTGTCGCTCTCGCCAGACGCATTGTTCCTGTTGATCGTCGCGCGAATGCCGTCTCCCCAGTTCAGCTCGCGCTTGACAAGCGTGTGCATCGCGTCCGTCAGGTTGCGAGGGATGCCCATCGTCGAATAGCAGTCGATGATGGCATGATGATGCTCAGCACGGAAATGCGCATCCCAGCGCTCACCGTCCACGTAATACGCCAAGCCCAAATGCGAAAACATCCCGTCGTCGCCATTGACGATCACCACGTCCACGCCTGACTCCTCCATCAACGCGTAGCACATCCGAGCCATCTGCTGCGGATTGAGACCGGACGTGAAACGAACTTCAACGCCGTACAACTCACGGGATCGGAGCGCCAAGGTCTTCTTGATGACGTCATCGGCAGCCAAGATCCATGGGAGCAGCGCGGCCTGCAAAGGCAGCCAGCGAGGGCAAATCGTGCGAGGCACGCCTGCTACACGTCTCCACTGGAAGCCGTCGTGCATGGTGACAACATCAGGCCGCTCGACATTCAGCTCATGCTTAAGAAAGCACGCACACTCGCGCGCCCGGAAGTCCCGGAACAGGTGAGGCTTCTCGATCGGCCTCGTGCCAGACGTCTCGAACTCCGCTCTAGCCTGAATGTACGACGCTCGCTTCGCAGGAGGGAACTTGGCCACGAACTCGTCGAAGTCGACCGGCTCCAGAACACCATGGTCGTGCAGCGCGGCATTCGCCAACTGCTGAAGAGCCGAATGGATCTCACCCATGGTGAGGTAGTCGGTTATCTGCACAGTTTGTTGCCCAACACGCCCCCTGGCTGAGTGGCAACGATTCCCCATCCCCGCATAGTAGGACGCCATGTCCAACACACTCGGAAACAACCGCACAACCGATGCGGCGCTGACGGGGGCAAAGCCCAACCGCTTCCGCTTAATGCTGAGATGCATCAACGGATCCAAGGCGGGAGTGATCCCACGCAGGAACGCCAGATGGTCATTGGAATGGCGGCCCATCCCGTCGCTCTTCCACCATATCAGTCCCTTCTGCAACACGCAATACCCGGACGCCAACGCAGTCGCATACCACGGCGCTGAAAGCAACGGCAAGCGCACGCCTGGCGAAATCCACGCAACAAAGTTCCAAGTGCTATGCACGCACAAGGCAGTCATCGGATCCAGCGCCTGAAGCAGTGAATGAGCACCGAAACGAAACAACAACGAAGGTTCCAAAGGCATCCCCCAGGCCACGTCGCGAACGGCCTCACAAGCAGCAACCAGACAGACCCCTTTCCAGCCCATCGCGCGCTTGAACACCTCCTCGAGGTAGGGCAGAACATTGCACCTCATAAGTGCGTCCAATGCGTGTGAAAACCACGTGGCCCACAATCTAGCCGCAACCGGGCTGTCCGGAAAGGCCTCCGAAGCCACCCGCCCTGCGATGTGGTCGTATGTGGCGCTTGAGAAATTCACCACTAGAAGCTCACGCCCACGCAAGTCGTCAACAAAATCCTTCATCCGGATCTTGAGCAGCTCAACGCCGACACCCACAGAAGGCATCCAACGGGATAAGAGGCTTGGCGCAGCATGCGCAGTCGCCTCGATTGCCTCGTCGCACGCCTGCAACAACGACTCATTACCCGCCGCCACAACGCCGGCAGCAAAGCTGTCAGCATGTCCATGCTCCAGCAGACGCACCTGAGCGGCTGCATAATCAGCGCCCGCCAACGCCGCAGCACGAGTCTCCTCAACGCTCTGCAACGCCAACGCTCTGTAATGACTGAACAGATCCCCGCTGTGCCGCATCGTCGCCTCTGCAGCCCATAAGCCGCGGCGCCAGGCCAAATACCCGAGCGCACCTCCGGCAACGAGCAGTCCAACGCGGACGCCCCAAACGGCTGTCCACGGCGGCGCCTCCTGCCGGAGGAAGAGCGCGTGGTCAGG